CCTATGGACATCCTGATGGGCCTGGGGACAATATTCATTGTCTTTGATGTTAAAGACTTTGGAGAGGACCCACAGCCTAAGCCGTTGCTGCTAGGGGGTCTACTGCTTCCCTTCTGGTTTGCCTTGAGATTCTGGCTCAAGGTAGACAGAAGGTGGCTGTAGGCTCTATAGGGCCTGTAGGTTTTACTGTTAATGGTAATTGTTGTGGTGAGACTATAGGTGTCTATAGGGCCTATAGGTATCTATAGGGGGGCCAGGGGGGTCTTTCTCTCTATCCTATAGGGGGACCTAAATATTTCCCTTTGTATTCAATAGCTTACAGAGGGCAATTTTAGGTCCCCTTTTGTTCATCTTTTGATCAACTTAGGTTACCTTGCGGCAACCCAAAGATCCCTCTCCATGGCCGGTCCACCGGCTGCCTCAATGAACTTGTCGAGCTCATCAGTCAGCTTCTGGTTCTCAATGGCTTCCACTTCTTCCTGCTGGTCCAGGGACATCCTGTCGACCCAGTAGGCTACTGCCTGTTGGACTGCCTCAAGTCTGTCGTCATTCTTGAGGGCTCCCTTCTCCCGGGTCACTCGGGTCATCTGGTAAAACAAGGAATAGTGTGGGCGCTCCTGAGTGTCCTCGTAGTCCTTCTTGATCACCGAAGGGTCCACGATGAGTCTGTGTGCGTTGAGGACCGGCTCAAGGGTGTCACAGATCCTCAGCTCCTTCTGACCCACCACTCGCTTCTCCTCGATGGAACACTGGTGGTACTTCCTCAGGATCGGCTTGAAGAGCTCTGTGAACATACCGTCCCCGTAGTTTGACTCGGGTTGGATGTGGTCCACCTTCCACTTGAGGGCAATGGCTGCCAGGGAATGGAGAGTCTTCTCGCCGTAACCATCGGTGAAGCCACCGGATTCCACCAGGAAGAGGTTACCGTGGAGCATCTTGATGACTGCATAGGCGGTCTCGTCGTTACCACGGCCTGAAGGGTCAATGGTCATCACGGTCCCTGAGTATTCAGAGAACTCTGTGGAGCGGAACATAGGGCCGTAATAGCGGTCCCCATCGAGACCTACGGTCGGCAGATCGTTGATCACCTGATCCGGAGACGATCCCCAGGCCAGCTTGTTGGGTGCCATCTGGTTGTCCAGGGACATCACAATGAGATCCGCCAGTTTCAGTGGGTACCGGTTGGCGTCTGACAGTCGAGAGTCGAGCATGTACTGTAGCGCGAAACCAGAGCGTCCCCAGGAAGCCTCACGCTCACATAGATCAAGATCGTTGAAGCGAGATGGTTCAGTGGATGCCCCTTGTCCCCTGCATTGCTCTGGGAGCGTGGGGTCTTGAGTGATGTGCTCAAGGATCAAAGGAGCCAGAGCGCCGTTGTAGCGACCCACCTGCTCCTGATTGGGATACCTGACGGGCCAGATGCGGACCTGATAGCCACGCTCAGGGAGAACGTTGTATAGGGACATCTCGGTCTGAGGGGTCCCCAGGTAAACAATGGAGCCGTTAGGCTTGAGGACCGCATCGAATTCCCTGACGAGTTCCGCGAGGCGATCCCGCTGGCCCTGGGTCATGGAGTTCTTGGGGGTCTCAATGTCATCAGCAATGATGAGGTCGGCACGGCTACCCGTGAGCTGTCCTGTGATCCCTACAGACTTCACTGAGGGGGACTGGTCGGATTGAGCTGGACCTACGTCAAAGAGGAACGAGGAGTCCCTCTGGCCGGCCCTGGGGTTCAAATGCTGCAGCACCGGGACATCAGCGATCAAGCGCTTCACAAAGATGCTGAAGCTGTCCGCTCGGTCCTTGGCTGCTGACACCACCATGATCTTCTTCTGGGGATCCATCAACAGAACCCAGCAGACATACGCTGCGGTAATCCATGACTTCCCTACGCCCCGGAAGGCCTCGATGATGAGACGCCTTGGGCCTGTCTGGAGGTAGTAACCGATGTCATATTGGATGGGCGTGGGAGCTGGGAGGTTCAGATGGAGCCAGATGAGATACATGAAGTTCCTGAAGTCCTTGAGTTGCTCAGGAACCGGCGGTGTCTTCACCGCTTTCTTTCGCATGATAATAGTCCTCCAGAAGAGACTACAGAATAAAAAGAGCCCCGCAGTGACTGGCACATACGGGGCTGGAGGAAATGTCTTGTGTGAGCTAGGGGTAGAGGTCGTCGCTGAGATTGTTCCGGAGACTTCCAGGCCTCAGGTCGCTTGATGGTCGGCCCAGGTAGTCTCGGGTGAAATCGTCCTTCGGTGGGTCTGGGAACTTACCGTGTCTAAGCTTGTAAACCACGTTCCAGGTAATGATACCGATTGCGACTAAACAGAAGAGATAAAACATCCTGACCTCCTTTGCTCTGATGCTTTCAGCATACACAAGGTCCTCGGAGAAGGAAGCAATTAGTGGATCTGCTCCTCGGCATCGAAAGGCATCGACTCGGTGAGCTTACCCAATGGGTTCTCTTCGGTCGGGATTCCTTCGATACCATTGTCCTTCAGGAACTGTCGGGCCACGTTAAGGAGCGCTGCGGCACCGGAGGGTACTTCTCCCCGGCTCAGGGCTTGCTTAACGCTGTCGACAGACACCTTCAGGGTCATGGCTAGAGCCTCATGGAGGCCCTCAAGTTGTTGCTCTTGGGACATCGTTAGACTCCTGTATGGAATAACTGGGTGATGTATTTAGAGGCACTGTTCATGGCAAGGGACATCAACATGGTCACACCCAAGGTGACCCCCAGGACTTTCGCCCAGATCTTCTCAAGGGAGGACACACGGGCCTCCACACCTTGAAGCATCTCGTGACGAACGCTGGTTTCCTCAAGGTGGCGCAATCGGGCCGACAGCTCCCTGAGGTCTTCCCGGGTGGTGTTGACGTTGGACAGGATCATGTCGATCTTACCTTCGACCCTGCCGAGGTTCTGATGAACGTGCCCCTGACTATCTGCAGTAGGGGCTGAAGAAGGCATAAGGTGGTTCTCAAGTGAATGGTCCAATAGAAATGCGAAAGGGGCCCGTAGGCCCCTCTCTGGTTGATCGTGTGGTTACTCTGGATCGCCAGGCCACCCTGGCGCCTCGGCAGCCTCCAGTACCTGCCGGATCCCTTGGATTCCTTCGGCGGCCTGGAGCTGTTCCTCAAAGGTCTTGGAGCGACTGAAGATAGCCTGAACGTGTCGGGTGATCTCTTTGGCCATCTCCTGTACGTCTGTGGTTGTCATGGTTAGCCAGACTCCCGGCTGGATCTCCCAGTCGACTGCGGTCAACTCAGGGTCCAGGGACATGGCCGACAGGACGTTAGCCACTTTGGCCTGAGTGTCCTGATCGGTCCTCAGGCGGTAACTCTCGTCACCGTAGGTCCAATCGACCCCCTGCTCTTCCTTGAGCTTCCGGATCCTTCGGATGTTCTCTGCCGCCTTGAGACGTTCCTCATCGAGGTCGTAGGTGGTCACCTTATAGGCAACCTCTACGTGATCCCCTTGGACGTCCCAATGGGGAGGCAGAAGCTGGACAGCCTCTTGGGTCAGAGGGTCAATAGCGGGGCGATTGTGGACCACGGGAAGAATCCCGCGGTCCTTGCGTTCGGCCTCAGAGAGACCGGAGGGCGGCCGGCGGATGATCCGCACGACTTTGCCCTGGGCTACTTGAGTGTAGAACATGGGTTTCTCCTTAGATGAGGCCTTGGTTTGCTACGGAGTATGTGAAGCCACCTACGGTGCCTACACACTTGTCGATGTGGGCACCGATCTGAGTGAAGTTGCTGAAGCCAGGCCCAGAGATGATATACCGGGCATCTCCCCAGTCACCGCCAACGCCAAACGCAGGAGCGTTGAGAGACACGAAGTCAATCTTCGCAAGACTTCCTAGGTCAGCATCGCTCTGCCTGGAGAAATTGGAGAGACTGTAGACCGCCCTGATGCCGTTGTAACCATCTACCAGGAGACAGACATAACCGTCAGGTGTGACGAACAAAGCCTGCATCGCGGTTCCAGGTTTTGGAGAAACGAATGAACCCACTACCTGGCCGGTCACCATGTTGATGACTTCACCGGTATTGTTATTGAACGCATAGCGTCCAACGAAGGCTGTCCTACCTGCGTAGGCAGATCCGGGTGGAGTGAGATTAACAATCTTTGGGGCGAAGTGTTTGAAGATTTCTCCCGGGTTTGGTTCTCTTCCCTGGAGAGTGACAAACTCTTCAATGGCCTCAGTTTCCGTGTAGTAGGACTGGTTAATGAGACGAGAAGACCAGATTTCCTCAAGCTGAGTGAAATCAAGCAATCCCCAAGAATATTCTCTCACTTCCAGTCCTCGACTTACTACCAAGTGGACCGCATAAGGCCCCCCTGTAGCAAACGCTCCGGCATTATTGCTAACGTTTACCTTGATGTCCAATCCAAGGACTCTCAGTGTTGGGTCGCAGACAACCGTGAAGTTCGAGTTTGAGTTAGTCGTGTTGTGTCTGGCCCTTATGTAAAGACGGTCATTATAAGAAGAAACCAACTCGTAGCTATTGATATAGCTAGCGGGGAATCCACTGATATTCTCCATGGTAGTCCCGGCTACAGACTCAATCTGCGCGGAGAGTTCTGCCTCAGGCATAGTACCTACGATCTGACCAGTGCGTACGTCAATACACCACACACGGTCCACAAAGTTAGTATCTCTGTGTCCAATAAGTAGATAGTTACCTGCTACATTTGAGCCCTGCCCGTATCCTTTGTTAGGAATCACCGTTTCCCAGACGGTCTCCAGTTGACCCAGGGAATCAATCTGGATCCCGCGGACAGGTGTGTGGTAAATCCCATCAGCATCTGCAGAGACACTTGGCACCTGGATGAAGTACTCCAGGTAAGGCGGCGAGAGGAACTCCTGATGGGTAGTCCATTCAGACCACTCACTTTCGGTCCCTTTGTAGGCCACGCGCCAGAAGTAGGTCTTCTGCCCCATCTCGATGTACTTACCAGAGACCTCTTGGCTCGTCAGGGCTCCTCCGGCATCCACTTTCCAACGTCCGACCACGCGGTACTTCTGGATGCTTGCATCATACTGAAGAAGCTGCCAGTAGCTCATCGCATGGGTGTCCGGAGTCTCGCCAGCTTCGGCACTATAGGCAGACACAAAGGCGCTGGCCCGGAAGGTTACCGGCAGTTCCTGAGTCTGCTCACCGTTGATGGGGCTCTCAGGGATAGGCGTAGGCGTGACCTTGGTGACCTTGGTGGTGAACTTGGACATGATTGACCACTTACTCGGACTGCCTTCCACGTTCTTGCCCAGGTAACGGACGCTAACGAAGTAGGTCTCTCCACCTTTCAGTACCCCGGAAGGAACTTGAACAGAAGTGGCGGCCACGTTCTTTTCCCAGATCAGATAGGTGTTGTCTACCTGTTCAACCTCACCTGTCTCCGCATTGATCTCCTCTTCTTGCTTGACCTGAAGGATCACGAAGGTAGCCGTGTGGAGCTCATCGCCTTCAATCACGGTGTCTGCAGGAGCTACAAACTCACCGGCAACAATGGTCGGCTCAAGGGAAACATTCTGAGATCCTGAGGTCGGACTGATGATGACCGGTGTCAAGACACGCGGTCCACTGTAGACAGGCTTTCCAGTCTCAGGGTCTGTCGGCTCGTTCTTACGCTTAGGCGGATCCGGGATCTCAACTTCTTTCTTGGGCTTGGTGGTCCCTGAGCCTGACCTGCCCCCAGTCTCTAATCCAACTGCTCCCTAGTAATGTCCGTTACTTTTGAATCAGTTTTTCCAAGTCGGAGAGCGGAGGCAAACTCCAAGGGTGT